TAGGAATCATAATAGTAACATTGATTACATTATCAGTGATATTAATGCCCCAACAATGGGACTTACCCAAGAAAGTTAAACGTAAGCACACCAATGCAAAGTACGTCATACCAGCAGAATTTTGGGCGGATTACAATGAGATGTTACAAGATGTAAATGATATGACTGAAGGCAATGCAAAGGTGGTGTTTCAGAAGTTAAATCAGTTAAATGATAAGTATTTTAGGTTGTTTATGAATTATACCTATGATGAGAAAATGACCGAACTGATAGAAAAGTATAACCAAAAGATTAACTATTTTCATAACCAAAAAAACAAGTAAAATGGGACTAAATCAGAGTCAAGCAAAAGGAGTGTTTTTATCAATTACTAATGGTAAACTTGTGCGCCAGTTCGCATCTCCTACCGAGAAATCAGTTAGCAGAGTTAACAAAATGGGAAGAGAAGTACACGAGGAGTTTTATGATTCACTCAGTGGCTATCTAACCGATCTTAAAACCAAAGAGTCTGAGTATGGCAAGTCTTGGGTTATTACCATCAAGGATGATAGTGTTTACTATAACCTTGAAATGAAGTACTCCTCTGGCTATGCTACATCATTTCTAAAGGCTCTACCAAATGCCAATCTTAGCGAGGTGATTAACATCACACCTAAGCTTGTGATTGATGGAGACAAAAAGCAATCCGTTATTTTCATTTCCCAAAATGGGAAAGGCTTGAAACACTTTTGGACCAAGGACACACCAAGGGAATTACCTCCTATGGTCAAGGTAAAGGTCAGAGGTGTGGATACCTGGGATGATACCGATCGGATGGTTTATTTGGAAAATTACATAAAAGATAATATCTTACCAAAAGTCAAACCGACCCTCCAAGATGTTATCGAGGGAGAAGATGTACCATTTTAGTATGTAGGGGTTTGTAAGGGGGTTGCGCAAGTGCGCATTTGGAGATAGATTCTCACCCCATTTTTTTACTAAATATATTGAGCAAATAATTTGACTATTTCTCAATAAGATTGAGAAAATGTGTTTCATTAGTGTAGCAACCGACCTAATGTGTCGACATTGGGGTCTTTTTTAACTGACTAAATTATGCCTAAAATTGTCACTGCGGTGACTAAATTTAAACTTAAAACTATGAAGAGTTACAACGTAGACTTGAACAAGAATCGAATTGAATTTATTGACTCACGCTTTTATGCCACATCATCTGGTGGCTATGTACCATCAGTCACCACAATATTAGAATGCTTCCCAAAAGGAGCGCAATTTTACCAATGGCTCAAAGAGAATGGTGGAGATGCCGACACAATCAGAGATGAAGCTGGTCGTAGAGGCTCAACGGTCCACGAACTTACTGAGCGTTATGATCAAGGAGAGGAGGTTAGTTATCTTGATGCTAATGGCTACCCAACTTATAAGAACCTTGAATGGGCAATGTTTGAAAGGTATGTTGATTTCTGCACTACCCACAACCCAAGCATTGAAATGATGGAGGCACACTTTGTTAGTGAGAAGTTAGGCTTTGCTGGGACACTTGATAGGGTAGTGACTCTTAATGGTAAGAGAATATTATTAGACATCAAGACATCTAACTCAGTGCAAGATAGCTATTGGTTGCAGTTGTCAGCTTATTACGAATTGCTTAGTGAGATTGCTACCGACTTTAGAAGCATTGATGAGGTAGGTATTTTGTGGCTCAATGCCAAGACAAGAACTACTGGCAAAGGTGGAGCAATACAAGGAGTAGGTTGGCAACTAATCACCAAGCCTATAAGTGAGGTGTTAAGCTATTGGACACTATTTCAAGCTACGCACCAATTATGGCTATATATGAACGAGACAACCAAACCAAGACAATTATCTTACACATTAAAACATAAGAAATAATGGATTTCATCACAATCGACAACAAAGACACCGTAGTGTATCGCATCGCATCACTACTACGCTCACGCTCCGAGACTGGCATTCGCAAGTATGGGACAACCCTTGATAGGACTGATTTAGAGGTTAAGCAATGGATTGACCATGCGATAGAAGAATGTTTGGATCAAGCATTATATTTACAACGTATAAAAGATGAATTAAAATGAATCATAACCTACAACAAGCCTACGACATCATTATTAAGATGATAGATGAGAAAATGGATAGTAAAGACATCAATGACCTTTATTATGTAAAGGGATTATTAGATGCATTGAAAATAATAAACGAGAAGAAGTATGAAACTCAGTGAATGTTGCGGTGCTGAAGTCACCGATGTATTAATGGAAGATTATGGCATCTGTCCAGAATGTCAAGAACATTCCGGATTTGAAGAAATAAAAGATTAATTATGGCACAACAAACGGCAGTAGATTGGTTTTATAATGCTATTCAAAAAAATACATTAATAAATCTTTCTACATTATATGAACAAGCCAAATTAATGGAGAAGGAACAGATAGAAAAAGCAAGGCTTGATGGCTTTAAAATATCAGCAGAGGGATGGAATGGGGAATATCCATTTGAAATTTGTGATGATAATAATATATCACAAGAAATTGATAATATCAAATACTACAACGAAACTTATAATAAATGACAAAAGCATTTAGAGAAGAAACCTTATTAAAAATTCGAAGGGAGTTTTCCGAAAAAGAAAAGTATAATATACTTATGGAAGATTATTTTAATATGATAAAGCAAGTTTCTCATTTAAATGAACTGCAAGAAAAATATAATGCTTTGAGAGAGCAGCATAAAAACTTGCAGTATAGATACACTCAATTAAGAAACAAGCATAAGTAAACTATGGCACAACACATATTAAATAGAATAGGCTTAGAATCAAATATAAAAAGAAAGGTAAAGGTATATGACGTTGAAAAAAAGAAATTAATATATGAGTTTGATTCAGCTGCAGAAGCAAGTAAATTTCTTGGTGTAAAAAATGTTGCTGCATATATAAATCAAAAATGTAAATGTTATAAAAACAATTTAGGAATAACAATATGTTTTAGATAAAAAAATAAATTATGAACCAACAAACGGCAGTAGATTGGCTAATAGATAGATTACTTGATGGCTCATTAAGATTTGAAGAAACAGATATGGGATTTTTAATTGCTATGAATAATGGTGATGAAATTGAACAAGCCAAAGCAATGGAGAAGGAGCAAATAACTCAAGCACATTTATTTGGATTATTACATCCTATTGAAATGGAAGCAACTAAACAAGCAGAACAATACTACAACGAAACTTATAACAAATGACTAGATTGATTGCTTATATATTTATCATCGTTATCACGATAATAGTTTGGTTCTTCTTTTTTTATGGTGTTATTAAATTCTTACAAGAATGCAGTTGCGAGACTATCAAATAAAGTTGTCTGATAAGGCAACCCAAATATTAAATGACTATGGCTTGGTTTACTTAGCTTTAGAGCCAAGAGTAGGCAAGACCCTTACCGCCTTTGCTACGGCTCATAAGTTTGGTGCGAAGAAAGTGTTGTTTGTCACCAAGAAGAAAGCCAAGGCAGATGTAATGGCTCAAGTGCTTGATGCAAACTTTGGGTTTGAGAAGATTGACGTAGATAATTTTGAGCAGTTGCATAATGTTGATAGTAATTATGACCTAGTAATAATTGATGAAGCGCATAGCCTTGGAGCATTCCCCACACCATCACTTAGAGCAAAAGAATTAAAACGTATTTGTAATGGCAAGCCAATTATCTATCTATCAGGGACACCTACGCCAGAAAGTTACTCGCAGCTATTCCATCAAATGTGGGTATCGACTTATGGTCCTTTTAAAGATTACAAAAATTTCTATGGGTGGGCAAGAGATTACGTTGAAATACTCAAAAAGTATTTGTATGGTAAGGCGATTAATGATTATAGCCTCGCAAAAAAAGACCTCATTGAAGAGAAAACGAGTCATCTATTCCTTGCCTTTACCCAAGAAGAAGCGGGGTTCACGGAGTTAGTTAAGGAGAATATTTTATATGTTAAGATGGAGGCATCAACATATAAATTTGCTGAAAGATTAAGAATTGATAAAGTAGTTACAAATAAAGAAGGTCAGAGTGTACTTGGTGATACGGCAGTCAAGCTAATGAACAAGCTGCACCAGATTTATAGTGGATCAATCATTATTGACGCACCAGTAAGAGAAGGTAAAGTATTTGACTATACAAAGGCTGAGTTCATAAAACAATTTTTCCAAGGCAAAAAGATAGCTATTTTTTATAAATTCCAAGCCGAACAAATGGCAATCAAATGGATAATGGGGAAGTGCTATGAGGATCCTACCGAGTTTAACAATGCAAGTGAAGGATGCTTTATATCACAAATAGTTAGCGGTAGAGAAGGAGTGAATTTAGCAACGGCTGATGCTTTAGTGTTTTACAACATTGACTTTTCTGCGACAAGTTACTGGCAATCACGCGCAAGGATACAAACCAAGGATAGGACCAAAGAGGCGCAGATATATTGGATATTTAGCGAGGGAGGGATAGAGGATAAGATATATAAAGCAGTTATGGATAAGAAGGACTTCACTGTTTCATACTTCAAAAAAGAATACGGACTTTAATTTTACATACTTATATTTGTCAACACTAAACTTTAAACTATGTCCAAACAACAACACATTGCTAAGAGACTTGACTGCACCATTGCCTACTTGCCTAAGTATTTAGGATTATCTGACAACTCCTACGACATTAATTGCCAAGTAGAGGACCTAAGATGCTTCTGGTATAGCGACTATCAAACCAACCACAACCAGGTTTATTTTGAGGTAGGTCACGAGCAAACATCATTCTTTGTGAATTTTCAAATACCTTTGGAAGAACTCACCCAAGATGAGATAGCAATGCTAAGTGTAAGATGGGTGTGTTATACGGACAATGACACCTTATATGGGTCAGTACCATTCACAACCGATAATAATACGATTCCAGAGGTAGATTTTGATGTGGAGGTAAAAGGTGGTCTAATCCAACCAATAGAATTAATTTTTCACGTAGACCAAGGATGGTTGCAAATAAAGTAGGATGAATATATTAGAACTTTTTGCTGGAAGTAGATCAATAGGTAAAGTTGCTGAAGAACTTGGTTTTAATGTATATTCATCTGATATTAATTCTTTTGATAAAATTGACTATGTTACAAACATATTAGAATTTGATTATAAAAAAGTTTTTTTTAAACCAGATGTAATTTGGGCATCTCCACCTTGTACAAGTTTTAGTGTAGCATCTATTGGGCATCATTGGACTGGAGGTAAATGTGCTTATATACCAAAAACAGATAGTGCTAAACTTGGTTTGGAATTAGTAAAAAAAACTTTAGAAATTATTAATTACTATAACCCAAAATATTGGTTTATTGAAAACCCAAGAGGTGTTCTTAGAAAGTTACCAATAGTACAAGGTTTAAAAGTAAATACAGTTACATATTGTCAATATGGTGATGATAGAATGAAACCAACTGATATTTGGACAAATAGTAATGTATGGATTCCAAGACCTATGTGTAAAAATGGAGATACTTGCCATGTATCTGCACCTAGAGGATCAAGAACTGGAACACAAGGAAGAGCAAATGCTTATGAAAGAAGTAAAATACCTTATGAACTTTGTAAAGAAATTTTAATGTCAACAATATGAAAGAATCACAACTACAAACACAAATTAAGAATAGACTAACCAAGCACGGATGGTTGGTTGTTAAGATTATTAGTTCATCAATGAATGGCATACCTGACCTTATGTGCATTCGCAAAGGGGTGGTGATATTCTTAGAAGTTAAGACCGATGTGGGAGTGGTTGCGCCACTACAAGAGTATGTAATGAAAGTGCTGAATAGCCATCAGGTACATAGTAGAGTAGTTAGGTCGGTAGAAGATATTGATGTTTATTGTCATAAAAATGTTTAATATGAGCATCAGCGAGGTTTATAATATGGACTGTATGGAAGGGATGGCTAAATACCCAGACAATTATTTTGATTTGGCTATTGTTGATCCGCCTTATGGATTAGATTTAGCAAATATGAATATGGGAGTTGGTAAAAGTAAAAAAAGCAGTAAAATACAAAACAGAAAATGGATTGCTAAAGACTGGGATTTAAAAACACCTAGTGAAGATTACTTTACAGATTTATTTAGATTATCAAAAAATGTAATTATTTGGGGTGGTAATTATTTTAATTTAGGTAGTTGTAAGCATTATATAATATGGGATAAAGAAATACCAGAAGGTTTGAGTTTTGCTGATTGTGAAATGGCTTGGACAACTTTTGAAAAATCACCAAGAATATTTAGATATTCTGCATATTTGGATAAAAAAACTAAATTTCATCCCACTCAAAAACCAATAAAACTTTACAAATGGCTATTAACAAATTATGCCAAGCAAGGTGACAAAATACTTGACACACATCTTGGTTCTGGCTCAAGCAGAATAGCTGCTTATGATATGGGATTTGATTTTGTAGGTTTTGAATTAGATAAAGATTATTTTGATGCACAAGAGAAGAGATTTAATGACTTTAAACAACAACTTAAACTTTTTTAGATGCTTGAACTTATAAGAGAGTTAGACTATGCTGGGGTGAAGGTCCTCCCTATAAAATACACCGATGGGCGCATTTATCACATTTATGAGTACAACACAAAGTTTGACAATGGGTTGAACGATGATGAGCATCAAGAGTGGATTAGTAAAGGTTTTAGTAATGGCATAGCGGTGCTAATGTCTAAAGCCAACCCAAATTTGAAGTGCCTTGACTTTGATGAGAAGAATGCCATTGGTAGGAATGTGTTTGAGAGTTGGAAGGCATTAATTGATCCTATCATTTATAGTAAACTTGTCATTGAACGCACCAGGTCTAATGGTTACCACGTTTACTTTTTATGCAATGATAAGTGCGATGTTCACGGCATTGCTTATAATGATGAAGGAAGGGAGGTGATTGGTTTAAGAGGTGATAACTTTAATGGGATTACTTACTGCGCTCCTACACCTAAGTACTCTTTTATTCAAGGTAGCTTACTTGAGTTGCAATCGTTGGACTTTGATGAGATGATGCAGCTAATAGATTGCGGCTACCAGTTTAACACCTATAAGGGCAATGCCATCACATCAAGTGGAGGAGTAAAGCAACGCTCGATTGCGAAATTCCCCCAACCACCCATCAAGTATAAGCAAGTGATGGACATATTTGATGCTAAGGTTGATGAGATGTTTATACCTAATTATTTAGAGAGTCTTGGTTGGTCATTGAATGGTAGGAAGCTTGGCAATGGTAAGGATTATGGGAAGTTTATTGAGTTGTATCGACCTGGTAAGAGTGAAGATGAGCGGACTGTGAGGAGCGCGGCTTATTATTATGACTCGAAGAGGTTAAGTGTTTATACCGACTCGGTTGGTGTTAAGTTGCCATCAATTAATAATAGCGAGGGACTCGCATCGTGGCTTAGTCCTTATCAAGTGTTGTTTTATTTAAATGATCGGAATTGGGATGAGACGAGTAGAGTTGTGGTTGATTTGTGTGGGCAGATGGGTATTGAGTTGCCAGAGCGAGTGCCAATGGTGTCATCATCGCCGAGTAGGAATGGTTTAACGTGGAGGCTTGAGATTCGTGGCATTCAACTATGGGCTATTGAGAGCGGGTTTATGATGATGAAAATGTCCATCGATGATGATGCGCCATCGAGGTTAATAAGAGTGGTTGAAAATGTCATTTATGATATAGATGAGTCCGACATCCAACGCGCATTTGTTGACTTTGTGATGATGGAATATTTGGAGGCTGATGCGCAGCGATTACTGATTGCCTTCCTACCAAGGTTGATGAGTTACCTCACCATCTTGCCTCAATTTGATGGGAATGTGCTTAGAGACGGTTCGGATTGTAGTTATTTGCTTTTTAATAATGGGGTTTTAAAGGTTACTGTTAGTGAGGTGGAGTTGATTAAGTACAATGAATTGGACTCCTATGTCTTTGTTCGTGACATTAAGCCTTTTGATTATAAGCCTAATAATGACGCTGGTAGTTTTGTGCAGTTCATCAATATGATAAGCTTGGATGAAGGTCACAAGAAGTTTCTTATGAGTGCGTTTGGATACATATTGCACAACTTTAAGAGGAAATCGTTCGCCAAGGCAGTGATGATTATTGAAGATGTTGATGATCAGGAGGAGGCACGAGGAAGATCTGGTAAGGGATTACTTGGTCAATTCATCAAGTGGATAAGGCAGACCATCGAGCAAGATGGTCGTAACTATAAGACAGACTCACAATTTAAGATGCAGCGCATCTCACCTTGGACACAAGTGTTTTACTTGAACGACCCCCAAAAGGGACTACCCATCCAGCAGTTTTATAATTATATCACTGATGACTTTTTGATTGAGAATAAGGGTAAGAAAAGTTACACCATCCCATTCAACAAATCGCCAAAGGTTTTTATCACCACTAACTTTTTGCCTAGTTTGGAGAGTGATTCGGATAAGGATAGGTTCATCGTAGTACCTATCAAGAAGGTGTTTAGTTCAGTTTATAGGCTCAAAGATGCGTTTAATGGACAAGATTTCTTCAGCGATGATTGGGATTATTATGAGAAAATGAGTGCTATAAACTTCGCAATTGAGTCTTTGCAAGTCTATTTGAGAGAAGGAATAGTAGAGTATAATAATGCTAAAATGGATGATAATAAAGCTAAAAGACTCCTTCAAGATCAAGTGCCAGAGTTTATCATTGAGGTATTAGAGCAAGGAATTAGCACCTATAAACTCGCTAAAAACCACTTAGAATTTGAGGAAATGATGACACCATATGACCAGTTGCAGCACGATAAAGATAGTTTGATTGGTTGTTTTGAGTGGGAAGCTGGTGGTTTAAACGTCTATAATTCGCATCTTTTGAGGTACTGCATCAAGGCATTTAAGGTCAAAATGTTGGACAAATATTTTAGCAGAAAGGTGAAAATTTACTGCGATATCAACCAACTTGAGGTGTCTCAAAAGAGGACTGTGAAGCATGGTAGATTTATTTTTATCCACAATTTACAATGCCAACAAAATAAAAATTCATTGGCATTTGATGGCATTTCATTGGCAAGTGATGGCATTTTGATGGCAAGGGGGTATGAACCCATTATAAAAAATGATGATATGTTCTAAGAAAATGTCTCAAAATTGCCAACACGACCATCAAAAGCCAATAACGAAAAAAAATTATCGGTATCGTTAAAATGTTGTAAATCAATGAGTTTGGAGGGCTCTGCCAATAATACCATCAAAATTCTTAAATTCTAATAAAAATAAAAAATATATAAATACATATATATAGGGAAGAACTGGGAAATTTGATGGCTTTGATGGCTCGGTTTCCACAATCACGATTAAACTATAAAAAATCATAATATGAACTTAGACCAGTTGATGGACATTGTTGCAAGTTGTAGCGGACAAACTAAAGAGAAAATAATGGGTAAGGATCGGTATAGGAAACTGGTGTTGCCAAGATATATCTTTTCGTATGTTGCTCGGACAAAGATGAAAGAGACGTTTATGGATATTGCTGATTACTTAGATGCTCATCACTCCACTGTGATTTACTCGGTTGATAAGATTGCATCTTACATTGAGGTTGGTGATGAGTTGACTATTGAACTATATAATTCGGTTAAAGAAGCAGTGGCTAAGTATACCAATGAACCAATAAGGGTGATGCTTACATTTGATGATGAGACAATAGTCAATCAGGTGATAATGGATATAGTGAATAAATACGAATGTAGAGTGGAGAAGTTATAAACAAAGGTTGTGGAAAGTGATGGTTCGTATCTACTTTATATCTTAATTTTATATCGTGGCAAAGAAAGGATTTTACCTCAAGAATAACCCCAAAGAAAATTGCTTATACCTCAATGTGTTTGTAAGCGATTTTAAGGCTTATTTAGACACTATTCCGCAAAGTAATGGTTGGGTACGTCTAAGGATATTTGAGAGGAATGTAGAGGACGAGAAGGGGCATACGCACAATATGGAGTTCGTTGTTAATCCAAAGCATATAAAAGAGTACGGAGGCGATGATGAATAGTCAAGAGAAAATCAACAAACCAGAGATAAGCAAGAATACGGGAAAGCCTAAAGTTTCTCACGGAGGTTACAGACCAGGTGCTGGTCGTAAGCGTAGAATGGAGGAAGCCGAACTAATAGAGAAGCTAAGTCCAATGGCTGAGAAAGCATTCAAGATGTTGGAACAGAAGGTGTTGGATGGTGATATGAAAGCATTGCAAATCTTTATGCAATACTTCATTGGCTTACCAACACAAAAGATTGAGTCAAAGATCGAGGGCAATCTGAACCAAGTAAGTGTTGAAGTGGTAAAGCCGCAACTGGAAAAGGTCGCGTAACAATAGGGTAGGGGAGGGGTTGAGAATGAGTGAGTTAGGTGTCTACTTAACATAATGTAAATTATAAGTTGAAGTAACCTATTATCCGACTACTCAAAGGAGTAGCCACACGATGAGGGGAGTACTTTAGGAAACGAAAATCGGGTCGGGTTTATATTCCTACCATTTTTGATACCACTAAAACCGAAATTGAAACAAAATTTCACTATTAGTAAAGCTAAGTGTTGACAGACTGGACATAAAAGTAAAGCTACACGATGACCCCCTATTTTGACCCTACTTTTGATATTGAAAAACCGATATATAATTTTTTTTTATACTTGAAAATGGATGCACGACTACAAACTAACAAGGTCTTTGAATTACTGAGTGATAGCGACAAGCGTATAACTGTGATGCAAGGTGGCTCACGATCTGGTAAGACTTACAACATCCTTATTTGGTTTGTTGTAAAGTTGTTGCAAGAGAATGGCAAAACCTTAACGATAGTTAGGCAGTCTCTCCCATCGATAAAGGGTACGGTGCTAAGAGATTTTGTGGACATCCTTTCAAGGTTAGGCATTTATTCGGAGGACAACCACAACAAAACCGACCAAATATATTCCTTAAATGGGAATATTATTGAGTTTGTGAGTGCTGACCAGCCGCAAAAGATAAGGGGTAGAGCCAGAAATTACTTATTCTGCAATGAGGCTAACGAATTGACGTATGAGGCTTGGATGCAGTTAATTATGAGAACCGAGGGTAAGATAGTGATTGATTACAACCCTTCGGATATATCAAGCTGGATTTATGACGCGGTCATACCTCGTGATGATGCAGATTTTTATATTACGACTTTTCGCGATAATCCTTTCCTTCCCAAAGAACTAGTTCTCGAATTAGAAAGAATGAAAGATGCTGATCCTAACTATTGGCAAATCTACGGATTGGGTGAGAGGGGACTATCTCAAGACATTATCTATACTCACTGGAAAACAACTGAGAACTTTCCAGAGGATGGTGAGACGGTATATGGCTTGGACTTTGGGTTTAACGTGCCTACGGCATTGGTTAAGGTTGTGTTTGTTGAGAATGCTGCTTATTGTAAGGAGTTAATATACGAGGCGAAACTAACTACCAATGACCTGATTGAAAAACTAAAAGGCTTAGGACTAAATTCACACGATGAGATTTATTGTGATGCAGCCGAGCCTAAGACAATTGAGGAGTTGGTGCGAAATGGGTACAATGCTAAGAGCGCAAACAAAGATGTGACAGAGGGGATAAGGACTGTAAAAGGAACTCCATTGATAATTGACCACGAAAGTGTAAATTTGTTAAAAGAGTTAAAGAATTATCGGTGGAAGACTGATAGGAATGGGAACAAGCTTGATGCACCAGTAAAATTCAATGACCACATTGCCGATGCAATGAGATATGCTATATTCAGTAAATTAACAATTCCAAGTGTGACTTGGGGTGTAATATAAAAAAGAATGGGTTTATTTGATGTTTTTAAAAGGCAGAAAGGCTTAGACCCTTTGCAAAATATTAGCAACAATGCGCTTAAGCAGATAAATGGCGCGGTGCTTCAAAATTATCAATCAAAAAGTTATGTTGATGAGGGGTATCTTGGCAATGCCGATGTGTACTCTATTGTCAGCTTCTTGGCGAGAAAAGCCGCCTCAGTTCCTTGGTACGTTTATAAGTTGAACAAAGGAGAAAAGGCAAAAACTTCATTGCTACGTTATAAGCAACTAAGCAAAGGCTTGGCGAATAAAGGTGCGTTTGAGAGAGCAATGATAGAAAGGAAGAATGCTTACTCGGATAATATTGTTATGGATAGCGATTTGGCTAAGCTACTGGAAAATCCAAACCAGTACCAAGCGCAAGACCAGTTCTTAGAAAATTTATTTGGATATCGCATCCTCTCTGGTGAAGGTAACATATACGGAAACAATGGTAACATACAAGGTGGTAAGTTTCTCGAACTCAATGTTCTTCCAACCCAATTCTTGGACATCTACCCTGACCCACGAGACTTATATGGTCTATTGGGTTATAAGTTGATGGTGTCACAAAGTATTGACATTCCAAAGGACCAAGTTTGTGCTTGGAAGAGTTGGAATCCCGATTTTAATGATGTTACCAGGTCCCATATGAGAGGATTATCTCCTCTACGCTCTGCTTATTCAACTTTGAGGATGAGCAATAATGCTCACGATGCCAGTGCAGCAATGACTGCGAATGGTGGAGCAAAAGGTGCGATTGTGCCTAAGCCTATTGGTACAAACGTGGCTCAATTTACAATCGAACAAGCGAACATCATTAAGAGAGCGGTTAATGATGATTTGAATGGCATTGATAACAAAGGTGCTATTAGAGTATTGCAAACACCTTGGGATTATCTTAATTTCGGACTATCCTCCGTGGATATGGAGTTGATGGGTACACTCAAGATGTCGTTACAACAATGGTGTCGTGTGTTTGGCTTACCACAAGTATTATTTGATACGGATACAACATCATATAACAACTATCAGAATGCATTGAGAGATATGATGACTAACACAATCATACCTTTGTGTAGTACTTTGAGAGATGAGTTGAATAGATGGTTGCTTCCAATTTATGGTGAGGATGTTTATATTGACTTTGATATTACATCAATCCCAGAGATGCAGCAAGATATGGAGCGAATGACTCGTGTCCTAAGAGATGCGAACTGGCTTACAATGGATGAGAAGAGAATTGCAATGAACTATGAGCCTAAGTTTGGTGCTTATGAGTATTCATATGTTAACCAAGGTTTGGTGGTATTAGATCAAGTAGCAATGGACTTAACTTACGATGACACAAACGGAAGTGATACTATGGAGTCAAGTGATGACACAATATCCGAAAACATTGAGCGAGAGGAATTGTCAAGTGGAGCGAGAGATGATGAACAAGGTTCGTAGGTCATTATTTGAGAAATTAAAGGAAGAATATGAACGCGAAGCAGCGAGAGACATATTGGCTCAAAGTGGAGCGATTGAGGAGGGAGATAGAGGCAAAATATTTTAACAAGCTGAAAGATAGTATATATAAGCAGTTTGTGAAGTTTGCTGGTGATGTGGGTAGATATGGTGTGAGTGGTGCAAGAAGTAGGTTGTC